AGCGTCCAGCGCTCGGGCCACGTCGTCGACCAACACATCAACCCCGACTTCGCCATAGAGCCGCAACACTGGGGCAGTGGCGGCGGCTTTAACGGTTACTCCTGGGGCCATTGATGCTCAGATGCTGAGGGTAGTTTAAGCGGTCAGCGTTATCAGTCCGGCGAGTCGCTGCCGTCCTCGTCTGCGCCAGGGTCAGGCGCTGAGTTAGTGAATGCAGATCCTGCTGGACGAGCCTGGGCTACGCCAGCATTGGAAACCAGCGCGGCATCTGTACTCAGGATCAGGCTGGCGTCCCTGGCTCTTTGCATATCTCTGCTCAGCTCTTCAATTACCTCCTCTGGTACATAACCAAATGACAGCTGTACTTCTGACAGGCTCATAAACCCAGCCCTTACCGCCAAGATCAGCGCTGGAATTTCCTTAGTTGGGTCGATCATCTCCCGACGCGGCGGGGTATGAGCCCAGCTCATTGGCCCTTTGAGCAGGCCAACCATTCGGGCTAGCTCGTCATGCCACTCACACACCGGCGCCAGCATTCCGGGGATGGAAACCTTCCCTCGCAGGTAAGCAATCCGCCTACTGAACTCAAGCCATCCGCCCCTAAAGCTCGAATAATTAACGTCTGACAAATCACCCGTCAGTGATTCGTAAGTAATCTCGTAGGCCGCTGCTACAGCATGGGCGTACTCACGGTGGGTGCTAACAAAATCACCGGAACTTGGCGGGGTGAATGCCTGAAAGTTTCTGCCTGGGGGCATGTGCTCAACTGCGCCAGGCTCGATCGTGTCAAACTCCAGCCCGTCTTTTTCGGGATCCGTGGCCGCCTGCGTATCTGAGTCGTAAGTAACGCCAAAAAAGCAAGCTGAAATTTTATCTTTCATCTGCTGGGCCGCCCTGATGTCGCCCATATCCCGCAGGGTCAAAATCGCTGCCGTGCCAAACGGGAGCCCCATTCTCTGGCCAGCTCGCCTGCAATCAAAATGTAAACTTATTTCTTCTTTTGGCACAAAGGTACTTTGCACCCTGACGCCAATGCCTAGCGAAGTTTCGCCGGGGTGGCTGTCTCTAATCCAGTAACCCATCAAACGACCTGCGCTATCAAACTGCTGGCCAAATAATATGTCTTGAGAATTGTCTTTGTTAAAATCTAACCAATCAGGCTCAAGCATCTGCACCTGCAAAGGCACTATTCCATGGCGCTCAAATAGTTCAGGATATATCCGTTTTCGCACTAGCACGGCGCCGCGTACCGCTGTAGTCCTGGCCCCAACGGATTGATTGCCGTACCAATCGTGGGTGCCGTAAAAATCGCTATGTCGTGATTCTGCCCAGGTATTATAGCTTGATTTATATTTGCTAGTTGCGCCTATGGGAGTGCTCATAATCCCATCGCCAATCCAATTATTTACAATCACGCCAATCGCTCTGGATGCGTAGGCATCGTTATCGGCAAGATCCTGGTGCCGCTTGACCAGCCAGTAGTACGCCTGACGCAGATCGCTATTGGGGCCGCTGTTATTTGTCCACCATCCAGAGGTCCGACGGGTGTCCTCTGCAGCCTCAAACCGGGCCAGGGTGCGGCGGGCAAATTCCCGGTCATCCCGGAGCCGCTTGCCTTTTGCCTTGCTCTTACCCTTGCCCATCAGGTTGGCCGAGACATGCTGAAGTAGGTGCGGCGAACCCGGCGCGAGGCGGTCGGCGCCACCTCTGCGGCCATGGATTGTTCGATCCGGCGCATTTCGTCCAGGCTTCGATAGGTGATCTCCCGGCCGTCGCTGAATCGAGCTTTTAAGACGCCCTGATTGATCTTGCTGCGCAGCTCAGCAAGATCCGCAGCAACATCCTCAGAGGTATAGGCCATGGCCCCATCTTACCTCTTTAGCCAACCTTTGCGCCTGTCCGGGCCGCCTGTGCTGGAACTCTTCAGCCAGCCCGATCGCTGGGGGTTTCGGGCTGGGGGCGCCACCCCTCCCCCTCCCGTCCCCGGCGCTTGGGTGCCCAGAGTGCGGGCGAGCTGGGCCCACATGGTTCCCTTGGCATAGCGGCGGGACACCAGCAGCATCGCGGCATAGGCCATCCTGGTGCAGTCGCCGCCTTCGTCGTTGCAGCCTGGAGGATTGATCCAGTGGTATTCGGTGCGGGCCCGGGTCTTCGGGACGTACTTCCAGGGGAACAGCTCCCTCAGGAACTCATCTGTAGAAGCCTGCCCAAAATGCAGGTATCGAGGCCCTGGCTGCTCAACCCGAAGCATGGCCTTCAGCATGTTCACACTGGCGTCGTAACCAGTGGTGTAGAGCAATCCGCCGCGGCGGGTGACTGATTGATTCTTGCGGTTGACCTCTGTCGGCTTGCCCTTCTGGATGATCGGCAGCCCCTTGGTGCCTGATCCTTTCATTGCAACCCATCGATCGGGACGGGCGCGGCAGAAATCCTCTACCTGCTTGCTGCACAAGCCGCCATGGTCAACACCCCCCAGGTTGGCCTTCATGGTTCCCCCGTCCTGACGGGCCCAGGCCTTCGTGCTGATCACGTCCAGCTGCTCCCATACCTCCGGCTGCTGGGGGTCCCCCTCGATTTCAAAATGGGCAATGTGCCAGCCCTCCTCACCAGCCCCCCAGCCCCAGATGGTGTAGACCAGCCGCTCGCCCACGGTGCCGCCGCCGCCCTGCACGTCCACCCCATCGGTCAGCAACAGCACCCCAGTCGGAATGTCCCACTCCTCGCCGTCCCATGGGTAGCCATTGCCAAAGCCTATATTTTTGCGGCGCTCGGCTAGGCCATCGCCGGTAAGTTTGCTGGTTATTTCATCAGCCCATGGCACCCCTAAATCTGTATTATGAAATGTTTGCATGGGCGCCACGTTGCCCATTTTCATCTGCTCCAGCGCTACCCGATGCCGGGCCACCAGTTCGGGCCACATGGCCGCCCGGTGGTAGCTCATGCCAGGGCCCACCTGCTGTGATCGCCAGATCGGCACACCGTTGCGCAAGACCTGCTTGCTGCGATCCAAGCCTAGCGGGCAGGCCCAGCCAGCTGCCTTGTCCATCGAGTACAGGTTGCTGTAGTCGATTGGAGTTTCGCAATGCTCGCAACGAATCCGCCCCTCATCAGGGCCCTCTTTTATGAAATTTTCCCAGCGAAGTTGTTGATAGTGATTGCAGTGCGGACATGGATAATATCTATACTGTTGATCACCTTTCTTAAAGGCTTGCTCCATGTAATCGTTAGGATATATTGGCGTGCCGCCAATCGTAAAGAACGGGTCCCAAATGTTACCGGCCCGCTGGAACAAGTTTCCAATGGTGTCGCCTTCGGGGCTGTCGTAGGTGGCCGGCTCTTCAAACAGGATTGGGCTTCGCTCGACCCGACGACCAGACCGGGGTGTTGCGGCGCTTACCAAGTGGATCAATGCACCATTCACAAGCTGCTTGAAATCGTAGCTATTCTTTAACGCTCCTTTTGTTTTTTTGTTATTTAATTGTCCTTTTAATCTTGGGATTCCATGATTGTCGTCAAACATTGAGTCTATATCTTCGGTGCTGTATTTCTGTACTTCAGAGTCTGTAGGCTGCACCAGCATAATCTTAGATCGGCGCCAGTCCGAGAAAAACACAATTACCGCTTTTACATATTCCGACCAGCCAACCCGAGACGGCTTCTGGCAGACCATGCACTCAACCTCTGGGTCGGTTGGCGCCAGGAACCAATCCTCTTGATATGGCCTAGTTCTCCACTTTTGCCGACCATCGGTTGCGCTTGTAACATAATAATGAGTGTTGCTATATTCCAGCATCGTCATAAACGGTTTAGGCTTTACCATGGCGGCAAGCCGTTTGGCCATCTTTCGAATATTACGATCAATCATTCTGGTAGCTCTTCAAACTCGCTAGAAGATACAGACTCAAAAATCTCGGATATAATCCTTTCAATTTCGCTTAGCTCTTGGTGGGTAAGGTGGGGGATCATTGCCTTGATTCGCTTATGGGCTGAGCTTGCTAGGGTGGTTAATTGCAGCAGGACAGCGTTATAGGCTATCTCCATGTCTGCTCTGTAGGCTAGCTCTTTTGCTTTTTCCATTCGATCCATTCGAGCAATCAAACGCTTTTCGCGTTCGTGCAACGCCCGCTCCTTGTTGAAGTCCGCTTCTTCTGTGTCTGGATCGTCGTCCAATCCGTCGATTGGATCGGCGGGGCCCGCAAGTGTTTCCGCCTTTGCCTTAGGCGACGGACTGGGCCTTGCTGGCTGCTGAGCCCGCTTGGCCGTGGGCTGCTTGGCCTCGGATTGAAACGGTGCCACCCTGGCCAGGTACTCATCCAGCAAGATGTCAGCATCGAGCAGCAGGGGCTTGGCCCTGAGGATGCAGGGGCTGCCCAGGAGGGCGCCCTCTCGGCACAGCTTGTCCAGATTTTGGCGACTGCACTTTCTTACCGGCCCCACCGCC